AAGCGATTGGAAGTGGCCTATGGCGACAGACGATCCAAAATCAAATGGATTGAAAGTGTTCTCCTGTTTTGCGTGCGGGGGGGGTCAACTATGGGTTATAAACTCTCCGGCTGTGAAGTGTTAGGATGTAATGAAATTGACCCACGTATGAACAAGGTATATGTGGAAAATCATCACCCTAAATACAACTATCTAGAAGATATACGAGATTTTAACAGACGAGAAGATTTACCGCCGGAGTTATATGATTTAGACATATTAGATGGCTCGCCACCTTGCTCTACATTTTCAATGGCAGGACAAAGAGAGGATGCATGGGGAAAAGAAAAGAAATTTAGAGAAGGCCAAAAAATGCAGACTCTTGACGATTTAGTGTTTGTTTTTATAGACACAGTAGCAAAACTAAAACCTAAAGTCGCAATTATGGAAAATGTTGAAGGGTTAACTCTTGGTAATGCATGGAAGTATGTGCAAGCAATATATCAAAAGTTTAATTCTATTGGTTACAAAGTCAAACATTGGCTTCTAAAAGGTGAAACAATGGGTGTGCCTCAAACAAGGCATAGAGTATTCTTTATTGCGACCAGACTTGATTTCAATCTTGAAAAAATAAACATGCACTTTAACTACGAACCAATAACCTATTCAACCATAAAAGATGGGAAGCTAAAAGAAATTGGGAAAAGCACCAAGTTTTATAACATAGCAGCACAAGCGATTCCGACAGACAAAAGTATTGCAGATACCAGGGTAAGACTAGGACAAAAAGGCAGCGCATTTCAAACATACTACATAAGAGACAGCGATGTAGTTATGACGTTAAGAAGCAAGCCAGATGTTATTGATTTATCTACAATAGGTTATATCTCATGGCAAACAATACGAAATAGTCAAACATTTCCACAAGATTATATTTTTATGCCAAACAACGAGGGAAATGCTGGTTATATTTGCGGTATGAGTGTTCCACCGATAATGATAAAAAGAATTGTAACAAGACTTATAGAAGGTGGACTATTTGATTACAAACTAAAAGGAGAAAAAGATGAGTAATGCTTTTGATATAGTAAAAGCGTGTAAGAAATATGGGGTAAAGACTATTGATGACCTAGTGAAAATTCTATGGGATAGTATTCAAGAAGATGAACAACAAATTTTGCAACTCAAAGCAGAAAATGAAAGGTTGAAAGAAGAACTTGAAGAATGTAATAAAACAATTTATGATGAAGATAATAAAGCAATATTGTGCGGAGATTGTTATTGCACGAGCAACTTTGTAAGAGAAAAAATAGATAGCATAAAGCTTTTAGAACAACAACTCACAGAAAAAGATGCGGAGATTGAAAGAATGAAAGAATTAGACAAAGCAACTTCTGAAAGTCTTTATGCGAGTAGAGAGTTGTATGAGAAAGAAAAAACAAAAAGATGGGCATTGGAAAAGCAACTCAAAACCAACACCCATCAAGTTTGCGAGAAGATTTATAAAGAATTTGAACAACACGAGTTTGGTGGAAAATATGCTAATTCGTATGATGGCAGTAGTCAACTAGATTTAGATGTTATTAAACAATTTTTAGACCAACTAGAAAACAATGCGGAGGGAGAAAATGAAAATCAACTATAAAAGACATTTTGCAGAAATACAAAAGATATTAAAGAAATGCGTAAAACTAGGGAAAAAACTAGACCGATGGGGAATTCCGCTAGATATATCTTTTCAAAACGAAACAATGTTAAGACAAATAAAGGAGAAATCTAATGCTTAAAATAAAAAGCGAAATAGACTTAAAGGAATTGGAAAAGTTTGGTTGGCACGATAGCCATAAGTGGTGGTTAGAAAACGCAACATTAAAAGATGAATACTACCCAGAATACACAACAGGGAAATTTACAATTCAAAAGAATAGACATATAAGAAGTTGTGCAAGCAATCAGTATAATGGTCTTGATGCTTTATTTGACATAATCAAAGCCGATATGGTGGAAAAAGTGGAGGCTCACAATGGATAGATTAACAGAAAAACAAACTGAAAATTTTTATAGTGGCAGAGGCAATGATTTGGGCGATATTTTACTCAAACTCGGCAAGTTAGAAGATATAATGGAAAAGTATGGCATTGAGAGTGTGGAAGAACTTGAAAATATTTTAAGAACTCATATAGGAATGGCTAAACTCCAAGTTGCAAATTTTATAAAAGAAAACGAATTAAAACACGAACGAGATACTTGGAAGAAAGCGTGCGAGTTGGCGTGTGAAAGCATTGCTGAAGATTATGTATCTTATACAACGGAATGTTTTACTCCACCAAATGCAGTGGAAGAAAAGAAAAAGGAACAGATAAATTATTTCCACCAACAAGCACAAAAGGAGATAAAAGAATGAACGCAAGAGAATTGTTTAATAAAATAAACTTTAATTTAATTACAACAAACGATGATTGGCTAATTTATGAATACAAAACTGACTATGATAAAATATATGTTTACTTCTTTAAAAATAAAAAGACATACAAAACGCAATATTTTAGATTTATTGACAACACGGAAAGAACATTTGTGCCCATGAACGAAAGACCAGAAAATATAAAGCATAGTGCAAGTTATGGGCATTGGCAGATAGACCAAACTGAAATTTGGAACGAATTGCATAGTGCTATCCACCAGCAACTTATAGAACTAGGTTGGATTGAAAGAGGTGCAAAATGATAGAGAAAACTAGACTTGACGAACTAATAAAGCAAGGAGCAACGATTTATTATGTAGCAAACAGATTTTTTGATAACTCGGGAGACTGGTATATAGTAGAGCATAAATTAACTAAAACAAGAGTTAAAGATTTAGGTGGTGTTGAAAATATTTACAAATATAAAAGATTTTACGAAACCAAAGAAGAAGCCGACGAATACCTAGAATTTGGCAACATAACTAGGACGGAAAGATTAGAGTTGCCATCGTGGGAAGAAGTGAAAAAAGTATTAAACCCAGAAAATCATTTAGATATTGAATTTACTGATACAAAAGGCAATAGGCACGCACTTTGGTTATCACCAGTTCAAGTTTGTGTTGTTAGTTTTAGTCCAGACGGAAGTTATGGGGGAACTGATGAGCCACTAACTAAAGAAAACTACACAGAGGCTAGAAGATTGGCTGTGAAGCTTTTTAAAGGAGAAAATTATGCAAGTGAAATCTAATATGTAATTGAACAATTGGAGAATACGACAACAGACCCTTATCATTGGAAGATAGTTTGGTATGTTGCTTTTCCAGAAAATGTTGGAGGATAAGTTATGAAAATTTTATGTGTAGAAGATGGCAGTGTGGATATAGACAAGATTGAAGAAGAAGGTTTAAAAGATAGCGGCATTTTAGTTTATAGGCAAGGTGCAAAACTACCAATTGTTTTAGAAGTTGATATGCCAACAAAACAAGAAAAAATAATTGAATATATCAATGCGGCAAGAGCAAAGATTAAAGGCTACTCGAAATACGAGCATGACCCTTTCTTTCATGGGTTAACCGATGGAGTATTTGATAGCTTAATTCGAGAAATTAAAGAAGGAGAATAAAATGCGAGAATATCATAAAATAGAAACTCTTTTTGAAAGAGACGAAAAAACAAAAAAACTTATTGTTGGGCAATACAGAAATTCAACTGTTGAGTTTTTAAGAAATTGCGATTGGCAATTTACTGAAAAAGTAGATGGCACAAATATTAGAGTTCACTGGGATGGGCATAAAGTTGAATTTGGTGGTAGAACAGACAAAGCACAAATACCAACACATCTATTAAGCAAACTTGAAGAATTATTTGGCAGTTATGAAAACGAACAAATTTTTGAACAAAGATTTGGCGAAAAAGATGTAATTTTATTTGGCGAAGGATATGGCCGCAAGATTCAAAAAGGCGAAGAATATAGAGACGATGTGAGCTTTATTCTATTTGATGTAATGATAAATGGTTATTATCAACCTAGAATTTCGGTAGAATATACTGCTTCGTATTTTGGAATTGACGTTGTGCCAATTGTTTTAGAAGGAAACTTACAACAAGGTATAGATTATGTATTAAACAATAGAAATTCCATAATTGCTAAAAATGGCGCTCAACTTGAAGGTTTAGTTGCACGACCAAAAATGGAGATGCTAGACAGGATGGGCAATCGTGTTATTGTAAAAATAAAATATAGAGATTTTTGCGAAATAGATTGGAACGAAGCATTAAAAAGGAAACCAGAACTTTTAGCGAAGTTAAATAAAATGGGAGAGTAAGAGATGTTAAGCGAAGAAGCAAAGAAAGTCAAAAAAGAATTAGAAGAGTTGAGAGACCTAGAACAAGAGCGAGCTCGTCTGCAAAGTCGTTTGCGTGTATGGGAAGATACATCTAATGCTTTAAAGGGAGCTTCGCTTGAGCCAATTATACAAGGCGGTGTCTATACACCTTATGCAGAATTGCGGATAGAGAAAATGGAAGAGTTGCTCGAACATCTAAAAACTTGTGCCGATGCATTAGCACAAAAAGAAATGAAAATTAGAATAGCAATGGCACAACTCGACCCAGAGAGTAAGCGACTATTAGAATCTCGTTATGTTGATGGGAAAACCTTAAGAAGATTAGAAAGAGAACTTAACTATAGTAAAAGTCAGCTTATAAGAATTAGCAACAAGGGAATAGAACAATTAACAAGAAATAAAGTTGACACTCAATGACACCTATATATATGTTATTATACTAATGTGGAAGAAAGGGCAACAACACCTCCCCTAATTTCACAAATGGGAGCATACCCTAGTTACCTATGGGTGCTGGGGTTTGTCGGAGTGTATGGCACTCAAAGTTGTGCGCATATTGAAAGTTCGAGTCTTTCCACTTCCGGCCGCAAATTATAAAGGCATAGCAATATGTCTTTTTTTATTAAACAATTTTAAAAGGAGTCGATAATGCTACGAGGTAGTAATGCAAAGAACCTTAAGCCACCAAGCACGAGTGAAGCACGAGAGCGCGGCAAAAAAGGCGGTAAAAAGAGCGGAGAAGTTAGAGCTCAAAGAAAGTTATTAAAAGACGAGTTAATTTCATTATTGCAGCTAGAAATAACAGATAGCGAAACAAATAGGAAAATGCCAACACAAGTAGCAATTTCAAATGCACTCATTAGAGAAGCATTAAGCGGCGACGTTAAAGCCTTTGTAGCAATTCGAGATACAATTGGCGAGAAACCTGCAACAGTTGTTAGTGTTGGAGACGATAACAAACAAATCTTAAAAGATTATCTGGAGGCTTTGAAGAAATAATGACAAGAGCACAGAAAAAGGCAAAGAAAACCATTATAAATAAATATAACCGCTTAATAGGTCAAACTATAAAGAGAATGGGCGACAACACAATGGGCGAGTTGTGGGTAGAGTTAGACAAGTTGAAAGCCGAGATGCAAGCAGAATTTGAAAAGGCAGGCATAGAACTTGAAAGTCAATGATATAATCTGGACTAACAAAATGAAGGCTGTGCTAAAAGACGATGCACAAATACTTTTACTAAATGGAGCGACCGGTTGTTCAAAGTCTTTAGTGGCAGGCCATAAGTTTATGGACTTGCTTATGTTTGCACCAAAAGACGAAACGCAGTTTTATATAATCTGCGAGAATATGGGAACTGGTGTAAGAAACATAATACAGAACAAAGATAGCTTTTACAATATGTTTGACTTTTGCAGGGAAGAATATAAAGCTGCAAAGGAAGGTGGCGGTCAGTTTACCTTTCATGGTTTGTATGGCGACAAGAATGTTTATATTGTGGGTGCTGATAATAAAAATGCTTGGAGCAAAATTTTAGGTTCTAACCCAGATGGACTATGGCTAGAAGAGTTGTCAGTTCTGCATATAGACTGCATAAGAGAAGCGTTTGGTCGTGCACTGTCAAGGCGATGTAAACTTATAGGAACAACTAATGGTGGCTTGCCAACACAAGAGTTTTATACAGAGTTTGTTAACCACGCAAAAGTTATGTTTAAGGACACTGTGCCGGCGATAGAACTTGCCGATATAGACGAAAGCAAACCATATATGCATTATTACCATTTCAATATGGAAGACGATGCACCACATTTAACATTTGACGAAAAAGAAAAATTAAAAGAGCTCTACCCAAAGAACTCTTTTTATTATTACTCTAAAATACTTGGTTGTCGTGGTTTTGTAGAAGGTGCAGCTTATGCCGAACTTATGGACAAGGCCATACACTTACGAGATTTTGACGATATTATATTAAACAACTTGCAGGAGATAGTATTAGCAATTGATGTAGGCTCAAACAGAGATATAGCAAACACAAACAAAGCATCCACCATAGCAACGCTTGTAGGCTTTTCTAGGGGCTACCAGAGAGCGATTGTTTTAGAGTGCTGGGTTATTCCAGCGATAAGCCACGACGAGATTATAAGGCAGTGCGAAGACAAAATAGAGTGGTGGTGGGTCAAATATATGCAGAAGTTCTCCAAGATAGTGATTGATAGTGCCGAAAGCATTTTAATAAACACTTGGAAAGAAAAGAACAAGTATAGCACTATTAAAGTTAAAGGGGCAGTTAAGCAAGTCGCTAACCAAATAAGCTTAATAACTAGATGTGAACTTAAACAACAATTGCTAGTGCAACAAAGGTTGTTGTGGAGCACACACGCATTAAACTCATACAATGCACACACACGAATACTTTTAGACGAGGATGGGAAAGAACTTGACCTAAGCATACAAGATAACGATATAGGCGACAGCCTTGTATATGCTTTAACAGAAAACTGGAACTACTTAACAAAACAAATAAAAAGGGAGATTTAATGGCAAGCGTTAGAATCATTAAAGGCAGTCTGCGTAATGTAGTAGACGAAGTGCAGTTTGAGAGGTTATATAAGCCGAATGGGTGGCGGCTTGACGAAGAAGAACAGCCAAGCGAAATGAGTAAAGTTATTGATACTTTGCATACAGAAAGCGAGCTTAAGAATTACCTAAAAATGAAAAATACAAAAGCAAAGCAATTTGACGATAAATTGTTCTATAGCGAAACAAAAAACGAATAATGGAGTAAGAAATGTCAACATATACATACAACTTAAAGAATAAAAGTATTTTAGACAACATTAGGTCGCCACAAGTCTACCAATTCAATTTGGCTAGAAATATGGCGCTAATGAGTAATGATGCCGCTACTATTAGAAATTTCTTCACGAAAGAGGCTCAGGTGCTTGCTGGCAACGAATGGGAAAAGGTCCAAATAAAAGATAGGTTTATGGCACAATATCGAGAAGGTCAAGCATTTGTCTATTTTGGCATTTGCCCAATGATAGTTGAAGGAAAAGTTAACCTTGTAGCATCTAGCGGCTTTACTTGTAAAAGCGACAATGCTGAAATTGACGATAGACTAAACGAAATCAGCGAAGAAGCAAATATACAACAACAATTTGAAGATGGCGTTAGTTTAGAGAGTGGACTTGGAGATTTCGCATATAGGCTTTCCTATAACCCCAAAATAAGCAACAAACCTTTAATTGACGTTATAGAGCCGCAAAACTTGGATGTTAACTATGAGCAAGGGCATATAAAATCATTTGTAATAAAAAGGGTGTCAGAAGACGATAGCAATTATCAACTTCGAGAGATACATTATAAGTTAGAAAATGGTGGCGGTATTTTAATTACATATCGCTTTTTTTATAATGGCAAATATGTAGCATCTAACGATTACGAGTTACTTAAACAATGTGCGATGCATTTTCCAGCAGACCTAGATTTGAGAGATAAGGTTTTACCTTTCAATGATTTTATGATTGTGTTTAAAAAGAATACGAACACAAGCCGATTATATAAAAGCGAGCGAGGAGTTCCAGATATACAAGGGTTAGACACAATAGAAGATGGCCTTACAGAGTCAATAAGCGACCTTGTAGATGCAATTCGTAAAGGTGGAATAAAAGAATATATTTCAGACGAACTAATCGGACAGGATGCAGAAGGCAACAACTTAAAAGTAGACCACTTTAACAAAACTATTATAACAACAAAAGGTAGCGCCAACCCAGCGAACCCTAAAAGCCTATGGCAAGTAACACAATCAGATATTCAATGGGAGAGTTATGTAAAAACAATTCAAAACCTTATGTCTGTTGCAATCAATAAAGCCGGGTTATCTCCAACAACACTTGGTTTAACTGGACTTGAAAGTATCAACAGTTCAGCAGAAAGCCAAGAAGCTAGAGAGAAAACAAGCATTAGAACTCGTGAAAGGTGTTTAAAGGCTTGGCAGAAGACTTTAAAAGAGCTTTTAAACAAATACTTACAAGTATGCGACTATATCAAAGGTAGAACGATTTTAGACTATTCTGGTTTAATTAAAATACACTTTAACGACTACATTAGTCCAAGTGTAGAGAACATAACTGAAGTATTAGTTAATCAGGTGGCGGCAGGTTTAAAATCGCAAAAGCACGCAATTATGGAACTTAACAACGAATACACAGAAGATGATGCCGACCAAGAAGTTTTAGATATTTTAACAGAGCGAGGGCAACCTGTATTGCAAGACAGTTTGCAAGAGCCTGTTTTAAATATGGAGAATAACACTCCTTAA